AGTAAGGATATCAAGTGTACACCGCTTGGTAGTAAGATGATTGTACGTGCGTATCTTAAACCACAGAGTATCATATTAGGTCTTGACAGTAAGGAGATTGTTCCTTGTGTAGAGATCATGAAGGTAGGTCCTGATGTCAAATATGTGAAGGAAGGACAATGGTGTCTAGTGCGTGATAGTGTGCAACCTGGACAGTTTAAGTACGGAGAGGAGTTGTTTTACTTCTTTCAAGAGCATGATGTACAGGTAATGTTCGATGAGAAGCCTGATTATGAGATTATCATGGGTACTGATACGAGTATTGTGAGAGATCTTACAGAGTATGTGAAGATTGATAAGTTGTCAAAGGTAAAAGCTAATATTACTGAGAAGGATGAAAGCGAAGTGCTTACTGAGAGTACTTCTATTTTAGATCCTGACGGAAATCCAATAGGATAATGAAGCATATGTTTGAAATGGACGAGCAGGGAGAACTTAGTATCTCCCCGCAGATCCTGATGATAAAGGAGTTTGCAGAACTTGCCAAGAAAAGAGGTAAGAGGGGAAAAGCACGATTGAATGCTGAACTTTCTGCCATTTGGTTTTTTGTGGATATGCGTTCTCCGTATATGCGAATGGATGAGGAAGAAAGATGGAGTTATATCAAAGAGGATGTGCTTTATATGTTTCCTGATTGGGAGGTTAACCAACACATCAATGCCTGTATAGATAAGTATAGGGAGATGAGTAGGACACGTTCAATGGATACGCTGGAGTCTGCTTGGAAGGCACAGACGGAGTTGGACAACTTTCTTAGTAATGTGAATCTGAATGAGCGTGATAACAATGGTAAGCCTGTGTTCAACGCAAAGCAGATAATGGATATGATAAACTCTTTGCCTAAGACTGTTAAATCGTTGCAGGATACACAGAGGTTGGTAGAAACAGAAGTTGCTGAAAACCTGATACTGAGAGGTGGAAGAGAGAAAGCTGAATTTGAAGATGAAGAACTTAACCCAAACTAATACACACGAAGAGAGGTCATTACTTGACAGCTTACGTTTCGATGTGAGTGTGCGTATCAACTCGTTGCAAGACGAAGAGTTACGTGCAGATATCATTCAGGCCATTGATGAGATACCTTTTATTTACAATATGTTGGCAAAGGACAGACCTTATGCAAAAGATCTACCTAAAGATGTTGATGGTAAGATAGAGGTTGATATAACAAACCCTCATATTCTTGAAGATATGGATTTCTTCAGAGAGAGGGCTTTGTATTTTAAAAAACACGGTAAATATACCGATCTGGTTCCTAATAGATTTCCTTCTTCACGCTACATGAAGTTTTGGAGAGAGGAACAGCGTAGATGCAGAGAAGGTCTTGTGCGTCCTTCAGATGGTGAATGGATACCAGGCTATTATTATTGGTATCTGAATTACTGTCCGATACTGATGACACAGGAGATACCACAATCTACAGAGGAGTTAGAAGAGCAGGTAGGCAATATAAAGGCTGACCGTATAGAGGATTTTCCGAGAGTATGGGACAGTGATTATCTGTGGTATCATTATGTAGAACAGGCAGAACAATTTGGTATGCATTGTGCCAATTTGAAAACAAGGGGTAGAGGCTACTCGTTCAAGGGTTCTTCTATGGGTACACGTAATTATTACCATTTCAAGCGTTCAAAGTCTTTTGCGATAGCATCGGAAGGTGAGTATCTGTACGATGATGGTATCTTATCTAAAGCATGGGACACACTGAACTTCATAGATAATTATACACCGTGGAGAAAGTCACGTGATTATGCGGATAGGAACGACCACAAGAGAGCATCCTACAGAGATCCAAGAACAAACACGGAAAAAGGTATAAAGACCGAGATAATCGGTGTATCTACCAAAGGTCAGCCAGAACGTGCAAGGGGAAAGAGGGGTAAACTGCTTCTGTTTGAGGAGGCAGGAAAGTTTCCACACCTGAAAAAGACATATGCGATTGCACGACCTTCGGTTGAGCAGGGTAAAATGACATTCGGTACTATTGTAGTATGGGGTACAGGTGGTACAGAGGGTGCTGACTTTGCAGGTATGCGTGAATTGTTCACTAAACCTGATGCATATAACATCTATGCATTACCGAATGTGTTTGACCGTAATATGCCACAGGGTACAGTGTGCGGTTACTACTGCGGTGAGTATATGAACCGTGAAGGTTGCTACGATGTAGATGGTAACTCTGATATTGTAAAGGCATTGATAGAGGTTTTTGATGCACGTGCAGTTATTGCCAACAGCACTGATGACCCTAATGCTTTGATACAGGAGAAAGCTGACCGTTCGATCACGCCACAGGAAGCGATGATGAAAAAAGAAGGTCATCTTTTCAATGTAGAGGATATGCGTATACATCTTGCAGAGGTGGAGACAAATCCTAAGAAATACACAGATGCTACATGGAAGGTAAAACTTTATTTTCAGGATGGTAAGGTGAATTGGAAACTGAGCGATAATTACCCAATACGACAGTTTCCTGTAATGGATGTAAAAGACCTTACTTCATGTGTAGAGATATTTGAACACCCTATAGAGATAGACGGACATATACAGCCAAATGTCTATATAGCAGGAGCTGACCCTTATGATGATGATATGTCGGTCGGACCATCATTGGGTAGTATTATCATAATGAACCGTCTGACAGGTAGAATAGTCGCAGAATACACAGGTCGTCCAAGAACGGCAGAGGAGTTTTACGAGATATGCTACCGATTGATGAAATATTACAATGCACGTTGCAACTATGAGAACAACAAGAAAGGTATGTTCCAATATTTTGATAGAATAAATGCAACGTATATGTTGTGCGATACACCTGGGATATTGCGTGATATGCAGATCACAAAGAGAACAGGTTATGGTAACTTTGCAAAAGGTACGCATACGACAAAGGCTGTCAATGGATGGAGAAACAGTCTGATACGCTCGTATCTTATGGAGCAAGCTTACGGAAAAGAAGAGGGAGAGAGGAACTACAGTACGATAGTATCGCCTGGAATACTTAAAGAATTGATAGCTTATGATCCTGAAGTAGGAAACTATGATAGGATTTCTGGGTTAGGTATGGTGTTGATATATCGTGCTGATCTTGAGAAGTATGGCATAGAAGAAGAGGGTTTTATTGATAATAACGACAATCGAAAACAGATCGATCCATTCTTTCTTAGAAATAGAAAGAGCATGTCTGAAAGGTTTATTCCAATGGAAGCAGATGAGGACAGGATCAGTATCAGACAACGTATTAGAAGAAGATGATATTAGGACAGGAAGATTTTCCATTTCAGAAAAAAACAGAAAGGGAAAAAACAAAAGATTGGGCAGAAAAGTGCGTAAGAGCAGCTTCTGACATGGGACTTTACACGGGTGATTTCCGTGATGATTATTATGAGATCCGTACAAACATGGATCTTTACAACAACATACTTAATACAGATGATATGTTGAGTATGTGTGACCCTTTCGGTATTAACAACAATGATTTTCCGTTTGAACCGCAACACTACCCTGTAGCAAACAGTAAGATCAATCTGTTGCTTGGTGAGGAGATGAAACGTAAGTTCGATTGGAAGGTACGTGTCATTAATCAAGATGCTGTAACTGAAAAGGAAAAAGAGATCAAACAAATGATCAACGAGCAGTTTCTTGAGATGATAATGTCTAAGACACCACAGGATCAGATGGCTGAAAAGATACAGGAACTTGATAATTATCTGAGATACGATTATCAGGATCTACGTGAGAAACGTGCTACTGATCTGCTCAATCATATAATGGAGAAGGAGAACCTGAAGTACAAGTGGAACATGGGATTCCTTGACGGTCTTGTTGCAGGTAGAGAAGTGTATGCTCTTGATATTGTGAACGGTGAACCAAGAGTACGTAAATGTAATCCAGCAAATGTGCGTATCATACGTAAAGGTCAATCACCTGATGTTCAAGATGCAGATATCATAATTGAGTGGGGTTACCATTCAAAAGGTAATGTGATCGATGATTACTCTGATTATCTTAAAAGCGAAGAAGTTTCTGAAATAGAAAGAATAGGTGTTACAATGAGTGCATCTGCTGATGAGGCAATAGCACAGGGTAGAGAACCAGATCTTATAGCAGGTACATTCAGCATGATCGAAGATGCTAACGGTAATCTTACACCGTCAACAATATCTGCAGATACATTACTTTCTCCTATCAGTGAAGATGGTGCTGTTCTTGTTACACGTGTAGTATGGAGATCTTATCGTAAGATCGGTAAGTTGAAATACTATGATCGTAAAACAGGTGAGCAACTTTACCGATTCGTTGATGAATTTTACAAACCGCGTGTTGAACGGGGTGAAGAAATTGAGAAATATATTTGGGTAACTGATTGGTGGGAAGGTACACGTATCGGTGAGAACATATTTGTTAAGATGCGTCCGTTTCCTGTAAAAGCATACGGTATCAATAATCCTACAGGTACGTTGTGTCCTTATGTAGGTGGTGACTATACACAGGAAGGTGAGCCGACAACATCATTGATGGGTCGTATGAAGCCTTACTCTTACTACTATGACTTTTTAATGTTCAAGCAGTGGGAGACACTCAGTAAGCATAAAGGAGTTGTAGGATACTTGGATCTTGCAATGATTCCTGAAAGCTGGGAGATAGAGGATGCGCTCTACTTTGCAGATAAGATGGGATGGTTGCCAATAGATTCTTTTAAAGAAGCACGTAAGGGTGCAGCTACTGGAACGATTGCAGGTAACATGAATGCCAACAGAAGCCCTATGAACTTTGATATGGGTAACTATCTGCAACAAAATATGTACATTCTTAACTTTATTAAAGAAGAGATTGCAAATATCTCAGGTGTAAGTCGTCAGAGAGAAGGTGCTATATCAAGCAGTGAACTTGTAGGTAACACACAACGTTCAGTAATGCAGTCATCACATATTACTGAGCTTTACTTTCAGTTTCACGATAGGATAAAGATCGCTACGTTGAAAGCAGCACTTGAGGTTGCAAAACACGCATACAGAGGTCGTAAACTGAATATACAGTATATAACAGATGATATGTCTCAGGTACTTTCTGAAATCGATGGTAATGCCATACGTGAGATCGATTATGGTATCACTATCAACAGCAGTCTTGAGTACTCTCAGTTGCAGCAGATGTTATTGCAGCTTGCGCAAGCAGGATTACAGAATGATAAGGTGAACTTCTCTCAGATCATGGATATTATGACAGATCCGAGCATCAGTTCGGTGAGACGTAAGATCGAAACTGCTGAACGCGCAAAGATTCAAGAGACGCAACAACAAATGCAACAACAGCAGGAACTGCAAGCACAGCAACAACAGGCGATGCAGCAGATCGAGCAAATGAAGCAAGAAGGAAACAAGCAAGCAGAGCAATTCAAAGCAGAAATGGCAATGCAGCTTGAAAAGGTAAGGAATGATGGAAAGATCGAACTTGAAAGAGTAAAATCTGAACTTCAGAGAGACCTTAAGATGACTGAGAGTTCAGATACTCTCATTAAAGCGAAGACCGATGTTGAAAAACTCTCTAAAGAATTACAACACGAGGCACAGCAAAAAGAACTTGATAGAGAATCTAAAGAGGAGATCGAAAGAATGAAATCCAAAAAGTCTATAAAGTGAAAGTTGTTAAAGTAGAAGAGGGTATTGACATCAGATATTAATTGATTTAATTTTGTAAATTAGAAATGGAGTTTCAAAACAACGAAAACGATTTTGGTTTTACCTTTGACATCGATGGTGTTGAAGATGCTGGAACATTTGAGATTGAACTAAAGGAAGACGCACCGAGTTCTGCTGCGGAGGCTGCCGTAAAACCTACAGTACCAACGGACGGTGAAGGCACTAAAGCAGAAGATGCAACTTCCGAAACAGGTACATTTGAGGTCGAATTGAAAAATACGATCAGTGGTTCCGACAAGGAGGGAGATACCACGTTCACTTTACCTGAAGATAAGCCGTCCTCTGACAGTGCTCCCTCTTCTCCTCATCTCTTGACGAGGCTTGCCTCGGCACTCCAAAAGGACGGTGTTCTTACTGGTGTAACTGAGGAGGACATCAAGGACGTAGATATTCCAAAGCTTGCTGAGATGATCAAAGGTACCATTAAACAGAATGAGTACTCTGATCTTGACAATCGTGCAAAAGAGGCACTTGAAGCAATACGCGCAGGTGTACCTATTGAGAACATTATCAAACATCATAACGCAGAAACAAAACTTGCAGACTTTACGGAAGACCGTTTTATTGAATCAGATACGGATGATGAAACCATTGCGGATACTAAAAAGAACATCCGACAGAATCTTATCTACAATGATCTGATCGCACGTGGTTATTCACAGGCAGATGCTGAAAGACGTACTCGTCAATCATTTAACTCAGGTGATGATGAGGCAGATGCAAAACTTGCATTGAACAGTCTTAAAAGTATTGCTGCACAAAGAAAACAAGCAGAGATCGAACAGGCAAAACAGACTCAAGAACAACACGAGAACTCTCGTCAGGATCTTTTTAAAAGAGTTGCTGAATTGAAAGAGGTTCTTCCTGGCATGCCTGTTAATGAGGAAACTGCAAAATGGATGGCAGAAGCAATGACCAATCCTACGGGTAGGAATGAAAGCGGTCAGTTGCGAACCACCGTAAGTGATAAACGTAGTGAGAATCCGTTCAATTTTGATACGCGGTTGCACTACTTTATTAAAATGGGTCTCTTTGACGAGAAACCTGACTTGTCCCTTTTTACAAGACGCTCTATGAGCAGTGCTGTAGAGGAACTTGAAAAGAGCCTTTCTAATGAAGGGATCTATGAAGGAGGGAGGGGAGCTTCCCTTGAGAGTATCACCGAAAGAGAAATGAAGGAGAATTACCTCCGCATGCTTGACGGTGCAGATATTTAATAGAATTTGAAATAATACCCATTTAAAAACATGGCACTTCAATTTTCAGAATTTCAAATGTATGATGCGCAGCACTGGTCGGGATTGACAACTGCGAATCACTTACATAGCATCTATCAGGGTCGTCCACAGAAGGCTACTGATATCATGCGTAGGATCCATACTACCAACTTTGGTGTAGACTTGGATTCTCAACTATCTAAGTACAAGGTAAAATATCTTGATACTGATGATGACTTCACATGGGAACTTATCGGAAGTGGTAAGAAAAACGTTCCTTTGGTAGAAGCACGATTGACTCCGACAGGAAATGCAGTTGCAGTAGGTGACGAACCAGGAAAGAATGTAACTTCTTTTTACTTGGTATTCCCAGAGCGTTGGTTTACTGATGAGCATATTATTGTAGGTCACAAGAATGAATTGTATTCACTACAGATCCAATCTGAGCCTGTAGCTGATTCTACCAATTGGATCTATGAAGTTAAATTGATCACAGGAGATACTGATCTTTTTGTTCCTGTTGAAGAACTTGCTGCTGGTACTCGTTGGAGTCGTGAATGGTCTCTTGTTGAATCTACTCTTTCTAAGAAAGGTGGTGGTATCAACTTTGAGTCTCCATTTGGAATGAGAAACACTTTCTCAATGATCCGTATGCA